TGGAATGCTAGCATTGGTGTTTTACTGTAGTTAGATGTGTTTTCATTCCACATCTAACTACCCCCCCACCTCTTTGGAGAAAGCTATGACCCTTGCGGAAAGGTTCATGGCAGCGTTTGCTGGTTTTGGCGCTGCACATGGACGTACAGATATATCAGAAGAACGAAGAGCCGGAAAAACTAAAGCCAAGTCATACGTTGTTCGTAAGCCGTTGACTGTTGAGCTTGTACAAGAACATCTCGACGGCAAGACTGGCGTCGGGGCGATACCTATTAATGAAGAAAACAAGTGCAAATTTGGTGCGCTTGATATCGACGTGTATCCTTTAGACCATGCTGCCCTTATCAAGCAGCTATCCGAAAACAATGTACCGTGTATCGTGTGCCGTTCTAAATCAGGCGGGGCGCATATATTCTTTTTCTTTAAGGAGTGGTTCAGTGCAGGACAATTCAGAGACAAAGCTGCAGAAATTGCTGCTATGCTTGGGCATGGCAAGTGCGAAATCTTTCCGAAGCAGGAACAGGTTCTGGTCGAGCGTGGTGATGTTGGGAACTTTATTAACCTTCCGTACTTTCATGCGGAACAGACGCTCCGCCCAGCGGTTCTTCCGGACGGGGACGGGGCGACATTAGAAGCCTTCCTCGACATGGTCGATGAGATTAGCATCGATCCAAACGAGTTCATGAAGCTGCCTATCGGCGGCGAAGTAAATCTATATCCTGACTACATACCTTGCGTTCGTGCCAAACTTATGATCGGTGTTGGCGAAGGCGAGCGCAACAAGTTTGCTTTCCAGCTTGGTATCTTTTTGAAAAAATATGATGAGATCAACTGGAAGTCTCTGCTTGAGCAGCATAACGCCAAGGACTTTAACCCACCGCTGCCGGCATCAGAGATTGTGACAATTCAGAATCAGGTGGAAAAGAAAGAGTGGGGCTACCTATGCAGCGAAGAGCCTATGGCTTCTTACTGCAATAAAAATGTATGCCGCACCCTGAAGCACGGTATTGGTGGCGGTGGCACACTGCCCACGATTAGCGGTCTTTCTGTTGTGCTTTCCGAACCACGGTTATGGTTCCTTGATATCGACGGGCGCAGACTGGAGCTTGACACAGACGAGCTTCAGAACCCGCGCTTGTTTCAAAGGTCATGCATGGAGCAGTTAAACTTTATGCCAGAGCGAGCGAAAGACGCTGACTGGCAAATACTAATCAACAACCTGATGGAAAACTGCAACCAGATCGAAGTGCCAGAAGAGCTGACATACAAGGGGCAGTTCCACGATTTGATTGAGTCTTACTGCACAGGCCGTGTACAGGCGCAGACTGTTGAAGAGATCATGGTCGGCAAGCCATACACAGATTCAGATGAACAGGCTACATATTTTAGACTTGACTCACTTATGGAATACCTACGTCAAAAGAAGTTTGACAGTTACACAAGAGCGCAGGTTCAGGAGCGGATCAAAGAAATGAACGACGGCACAGATGCACATGGTGTAAAGCGTTTTAAGACATCAAGTGGCAAGTGGAAATCAGTTCGTGTTTGGTGGGTGCCTGAGTTTGCTTCAGAGGTTGCCACACCTGACATCGTAGTTGAGAAGTCGGAGGTGCCGTTCTAATGGAAACCACAATCTTTGGTCCTCCGGGGACAGGAAAAACAACAAGGCTGATTAGCATTGTCAAAGAAGCGATAGCTGGTGGGATGGATCCTAGCCGCGTAGCCTTTATGTCTTTTAGTAAGAAGGCTGCGGAGGAAGCCAAGACTAGAGCTCTGGCAGAACTATCGGTAAGCTCAAGAGATTTGATTTGGTTTCGTACCCTACACTCGCTGGCATTTAGCTGGCTGGGTATGAGGTCGCAGGATGTGTTCAAAGGCAAAGACTATCATGACCTCGGCACTCTTGTTGGTTTAGACTTCCGTGCGAACGCATCTAACAATATGTCAGAAGGCATTCTGTTCATTCCGGGTTCCGGTGGTGACAAGTACATGTCGATGATACAGATGGCAAGAGTCCGTGAGGTTAGTCTTGAGCAGCAATTCAGTGACGCTGCAGACTACAACCTTCATTTTCAACAGCTAAGAGTATTAGACAAAGCCTATCGCGAGTTTAAGAAAGAACTTAACAAGCGTGACTTTGTTGACATGATCGAGGACTTTATTAAGCAAGGAACCAGCCCAAGTTTTGATCTACTGATCATAGATGAGGCACAAGATTTAGCTCCGCTTCAGTGGCGCATGGTCAAGGAAGTTCTAGTTCCAAATGCTAAGAAGGTCTACTACGCTGGTGATGACGATCAATGTATATATTCATGGATGGGGGTCCGTGTATCGGACTTCTTGAATGCTAGCGAAGACAAGATTGTTCTTGATAAATCATACCGTGTACCGTTGTCCGTGCACAATTTTTCAGACCAGTTAGTTAAGCGCGTTGCTTTCAGACAAAATAAAGTTTGGCAACCCACCGAAAGAGAGGGCAACCTTTCTTGGCATCGCGATATAATGGAACTTGATTTGGAGAATGGTGAATGGCTGATTCTAGCACGGACAAACTATATTGCGAATAAGATCTCCACCCGCCTAAAGGAAGACGGTTATCTCTTCTGGAGAGAAGGGGCTGGTTGGTCCCTATCTCAAAATGTTTTAAATGGCATTGAGGTGTGGTTAAAATTATGCAAAGGCTTGTCCTTATCAGCAGCAGAACTGAAGAACTTCTCGAAGATACTCAACGGAAATGTTATTACGAAGTCTGGTCGAAAAAACCTAGAGTCTTTAGATCAAGATCTTTCCTACACTCTGGACGACATAGTCGAACGGTGCAGTTTGAACGCGAATGCCGAGACGCCGTGGATGAATGTCTTGAAAGTGTCGGACAGGGAGATAGGCTATATTACGTCGGTACGTCGGCGGGGGGAGCGATTACTATCTGGCAGTCCGAGGATCCGGATCTCGACGATTCACAAAGCAAAAGGTGGCGAGGCGGATAACGTCGCCCTTTTCTTAGATTCCACAAAAGCATGTATAGAAAACCTTGACCAAGATAGCGAGGTCAGGGTTTTTTACGTCGGTGCTACACGCACTAAAAAACACCTTCACCTAATTGAGCCAACAGGAAATTATGGATTTACAGTATGAAAAGAGCAGAGATATTAGACACGGCTAAAGGCTATGTGACACAAGATCGTGCCTCCCAGCACGGTAACATGGAAGATAATTTTAGAAACATCGAAACAGCTTGGTGTTGGTGGGACAGCATTAAACCTGATGACCTGCCTGTTGGTATGGACTGCGCTGTCAAGATGACATTGTTAAAGATTGCACGGATAGCATCTAATCCGAATCACATTGACAACTGGGTAGATGGATGCGGGTATCTTGCCTGCGGAGGAGAATTGACCAATGACATTAGTTAAAGAAGCCGGAAAGTTTTTCTACAAGGCAGAGGGTTTTGACGAGGCTGTTATAGGCATCGCGGAAAGATGCGGGGATTTACAACAAGTGATTGCTTATGATGCTGACAAGTGCCTAGACATTCTAGTTGCACAGGGCATGGAAGAACATGAGGCAATCGACTACTTCAACTACAACGTAGCTGGAGCTTATGTTGGGGAAAGAACCCCTGTGTTTATTTTCAGGCATTCACTGGAAGATATCGAGAGTTATTATGAGTGAGTCATATCAGTATCACTTGCTAGCGCAAGATTTAAAAGACGTTGCGTGGGGCAACACAGATAGTGACTGGTCGCCGCCTTCGTCGCTGCCTGACCTTACTCAATACGAAAGGATATCAATTGACCTTGAGACCAGAGACCCCAACCTTACAACTCTTGGTCCGGGCTGGACTAGAAAAGACGGATACATCATTGGTATAGCCGTAGCGGCAGGAGATAGTGCATGGTACTTGCCTGTCAAACATGACGCTGGGAATCTTCCACGCTCATCTGTAATGGCTTGGATGAAGAAAATGATGGCTACCCCGCACATTGAAAAAATTATGCACAACGCACTGTATGATTTGGGGTGGCTGCGGGCGGAAGGAATCGAAGTACAGGGCAAGATAATTGACACAATGGTTGCTGCCCCGCTGCTCAATGAAAACCGCCGCTGGTACAACCTAGATTCACTGGCTCGTGATTATCTTTCAGAGCGCAAAGATGAAAAAATTCTTCGTTCGGCAGCAGAGGAGTTTGGTGTCAATGCCAAAAGTGAAATGTTTCGGCTGCCGTCTAGATATGTTGGCCCCTACGCAGAGCAGGATGCTGCCGTTACCTTGAGGTTGTGGGAACGTCTGCGGACTGATTTGATAAAGGATGAATGCACATCAATTTTTGAACTGGAAACAAGTCTAATCCCTGTCCTGTTGGACATGAAGACTAAAGGTGTCAGGGTAGACATGGATCGTGCAGAGCAAACAAAAAAAGAACTTACTGCTCGTGAGCGCACCCTACTTAAAGAAGTGAAGGAAGAGACCGGCGTCGCCATCGAGCCGTGGGTTGCGACATCTGTTGCAAAAGCCTTCGACTCTGTGGGGATCAAGTACGCGACAACAGAAAAAACGGGCGCGCCGTCCTTTACCAAACAATTTCTTGCGAACCACGAGCATCCTCTCGCAAAGAAGATTGTGAAAATTCGTGAACTTAATAAAGCAAACACTACTTTTGTTGAAACAATTCTTGAACATTCGCATAACGGTAGAATTCATTGTGACTTCAATGCCCTTCGTTCTGATGATGGGGGTACTGTAACCGGAAGATTTTCTTCGAGCAACCCAAACTTACAGCAAATTCCTGCGAGGGATCCTGAGATTAAGAAAATGATTCGCGGTCTTTTTGTCCCTGAAGAAGGCTGTAAGTGGGGATCGTTTGATTATGCGTCGCAAGAGCCTCGTTGGCTAGCCCACTACTGTGCCACCTTGACAGGCGTGGATCGGCACCCACAGATTGACGAGGTTGTGAAAATGTATCGTGAAGGCAACGCCGACTTTCACCAGATGGTGGCCGACATGGCAGAGATTCCACGCAAGGAAGCCAAGACTGTTAACCTTGGCATTATGTATGGGATGGGAAAGAAGAAACTCGCAAACGTGCTTGACATTACAGAAGAGGAAGCCACCTCGCTTCTGAATAAATACTATGAAAGGGTTCCGTTTGTTAAAGGGCTTGCTGACATGACATCCAGATACGCCTCTGACCGTGGCGTGATTCGTACATGGCTTGGAAGAAAGTGCCGCTTTGACATGTGGGAGCCAGTATCATACAGTTATAATAAGCCATTGCCTCAAGAGCAGGCAATGAAAGAGTATGGCGGCAAAGGACGTATCCGCAGAGCATTTACATACAAAGCCCTGAACAGGTTGATTCAGGGGTCAAGCGCCGACCAAACAAAGAAAGCAATGGTGGATTGTTATAGTGAGGGCTTATGTCCAATGCTTACAGTTCACGATGAACTTTGTTTCAACATCGAAAGCAAAGAACAGGCGGACAGAATTGTTGATATAATGTCAAACTGCGTCCCTGATCTTAAGGTTCCTTTCGAAGTCGATGCTGAACTTGGAAACAACTGGGGTGAGGTAGGGTAAATGTTTAAAGCAATGCTACTATTGTGCTTTGTAGTTAATCAACAGCAGTGTATTACCGCCATTGATAACCGGGGGCCATATAAAACAATCGGCCAGTGCAATGACAGGCTTGCTGAAATGACCATAGATATAATGAACGATCCCCGAACTGCAGGACAATTTATAGTATCAGAGGGAATGTGTGCAGAAATGATGGGTACAAAGACAAAAACGTCAATTCTCAGCGACCTCGGGGTATAATGGTACGTCCATTGATACTGAGCTCGACGAGAATCGATGTTTTTATTTAATGATTTCAGTCCTTTGCGAGATCACGGATTCGCTTAACTAAACGCTTTGCACGGTTCGGAACCTGATCATGCCACCTCGAATCGACCATTTCGTCGGCTGCGCGTTCCCAATCTCTGTCATCAATCCCTGCTTTCATGCCCTTGAACTTGGACAGGCGAGGGTATCCGAGGTTAAAGCACATGTTGGCAATGACTAACTGAGCTTCTTCGGGCAGCTCGTCAAAGTCTGGATACAGTCTCAAGCAATCTTCGATTGTCACAGCGATGTCAAGGTTGAACCGCTGCCGTACACGCTCTTCTGATACAGGTGTCCCGACAGGTAAGCCATACTCTGGGTCATGCTCTTTGACAAGTGCCCCGATTCCGAAGGTTGGTAGACCAAGGTGATCTAAATATATCTCGAACTTACAACCTTCGTCTTCTGCAAGCTCTTCTCTCAACTGATCTTTATTCACTGCTGACTCCTGCGGTATATTTCAACATTCTTCATTATGTCTTCTGGGTTTCCACCAAGAAGTTCTGCAGGTATTGGCTGACCCTGATAAGTAAACCCAACAGGTGTACCGACCGCCTGTCCCGGAACCTTGGTTGTTGGACCGGGGGCCGGCGCCTGTTGTGGGCTAGGCATTAGGCTAGGCAGCGTTACATTTCGAAGTGCTTCACCAGCCAAAGAAGGAAGCACGGGTGCGGGAGCAGGCGCTGACATACTTGCTCTGTCTTCCGGATCAGTAAATGATCCTTCCGGCACTGCTTCAGGGTAATCAGGATCAATGGACAAGCGCTTCAATTCTGCTTCAAGAACCCTTAATGTGCCCATTGGTATATTGTGGCCTTTAGTTCTAGCCTCTTTAATCTTTTCTTTGCTTGGAGTAAATGGAAGATATTCTCCTCTCAGCAAAGCTTTGATCTCTTGCCTTCCCAGTTTTTCTTTTTTTAAAAGTTTTTCTACTTCCCTTTTACTCAAGCCTAAATCTTGAAGAGCTTGTATATCTTTTGCAAACTTACGAAACACTCTTAGCCGTGCCTCGTTTGCTGCGAGGTACCCTCGAACATAATCATCCTCATCGGCGAAATCCATATTAGCCATGTCGTTAAACAGCGTGGCTGCTTCTGACCGCAACTCTTTAAACTCGTTTGCCTTAAACCTACCTATGCGGTCTGGGTCAACTTTAAATGTTTGCAAACCTACAAGCTGTCTGAAAATCTCACCTTTCGGGGCATAAGTTCTGCCTGTGCTTGGCTCTCTTTCTTGAATACCAAACGACTCTACGCGGTTAAACAAAGACCGAGGCAGGCGGGAAAGCTCCATTTCGTTTAAGTCAGCGCCGGTTGGAAATCTTACAGGGGTAAGGTTCATAGGGCCAGTCTGATTGATTACATGAATTAAGGCCCGTTCTAGTTTTTTCATGCGGGTTTCTGCTTCCCGGTAAACACGCGCCCCTGTTTGTGTTTCACCTCCTCTACCAAATATAGCTTTCGGTGCAACATCTCTTAACGCCGCAAAAGAAATTGACTCTGACAAAAATGGATCAAGAAATTCTTCGTACACAGACTCCCACATTGCATTTATAACTTTTTCTCCAAAGCCTGCATCGGGATTAAGTTTGTCCTGTTCGTCCAAGCTGTTAAGCAGGGCCTCAAAAGGACGGATCAATGCGTCATATGGGTTAAACCTACTGTAGTCCATAATTTCTAGCAGGCCATCTTGATCTCTACCCAAAGCTACAAGGACGCTGTTCTTTTGATAGTCTGCTGCAAGAGTCCGCGCTGCTTCCATTTCTTCTTCAGAAACACCCGCCAGTTTCATTGACATATCTCTAAGTGCAGGCCCGGCTACATAGAAAGTAGACAATGAGCCCATAAGTCTTCTCATGCCAATTTCACGAATGGCTTTGTCGTCACTGGTAAGCTCTTTAGCTGCAGTTTCTAGGGTGTTAAATCCTGTGCGTAGAATCTCCGCCGGGAAAGCAATAAAGTTACCAATAGGAAGCCCGCGAATATCTTTAATTACTTGAGGCACAAGTTCATAGTTTGGTACAAGGTTACGCACATTTTCTGCCGCGCGGTTTTTGATTGCCTCTTCTATTGAGCCGGCTTCTTCACCATCAATAAACTTTTTAAATCTGTTTGTGGCAGCGTCAATACGGAACTTGTACTGCTCGTCAGTCATAGCTCCACGATTTTGGCGGATGTTATCAATAATATTGGTGTAAGCTTCACGGAGCTTTGATGCTTCAAACTCATAGTTGTATATTTTCCAAACATCATCGCCCGCACGATATAGGTCTGCAGCCTTACCCAAGAACTGCCATCCTTTGTTGCGCCTGTTATTTCTATCTAACGATCCGCTAAGGTCCAGTGGTCCGAGTCTTAGTCTATAGCCTCGGTCACCAGTGGTTGCTACATCCGACACAAGAGCCGCATCTTCCATTACGTTCATGTTTCGTGGATCGGTGCCCTTGCGTAAGTTATCCTGAATTTCCCGGAGCTGCGCGCTGCTTCCAAGAAGACCTCTGCGTTGCATATCAGTCAGATATGCAAGACCTTCTTCGTCTGTTTTGTTCGCTAGATCTCTTAGCACAAGTTGCACAGATTCAAAAATGTTGGCCCCCGATCCAATGTTTCCTTGTGCCATTGCAAAAAGGCTGGCTGAGGTTACGTTTCTAACCTGCGTGATTGGAGACAAGATAGTTTTGTTAAACTGTGTAATTCCCTTAAGCTTCATCATCATGCCGTAGGTTTGACGAAGAACTTCGTTTAGACCCTCGCTTTGAGTTGCGGCTCTACGAGACAGAGATTTCCACATAGCTTGAGGCACAGCAATGTTGTGCATTTCACCAAACGCACTTTCTGCTGCACCGGGATCTGACGACCGTATATTGCCGGCACCATCCATACGTCCAATAACGTGATAGCCTTCGGTCTTTAGTTCTTTTAACAGATCGTCTTCAGCGGTATCTAGTTGCGACATAAGCTGTCTAATCCTACCTTCAGACGCGCCGCTTGCAGCAGCTTGATCTAACTGCACTTGTATTTCTTCTCTTCTTCTAGCGACCTCGTCAACAAGATTTATGTAACGTGCCTTTCGCTTTGGTCCAAGATCAGCCAAGGTGGCGGCGGGGTTCTGTTCCCGAAGAGCTGCGAGCTGTTCTCTTTCTATAGGCGAGGCAAAGCGCTCGCCGTACTTACCGCGCCGAAAAAGTGCATCCTCCATATCAACATTGGCGATTTGTCTTAACCGAGTATAAAAAGCGTCATTAGCAATAAAGGTCGAAAGGTCTGAAACAGTGGCGATGTATGCTTCTGTTGGATTTTTAGATTGGCCTAAGATTTCTTTTAGTACCGGGCTATCAACCTTACGCCGATTTAAAAGCTGTGGATTTAGTCTGCGGATAGCTGTACGGCCAACAGGCTCACTGCTTATTCTCCGACCTGCGGGTGTTTTGCTTAAGACAAGGCGGATGTACTCGCGCATCTGTCTTTCAGTCAGCGTGTCAATTGTCTGGTCGTCTGTTACTTTAAACACATCTTCAGTCTTGCCCAACACTTCTTTAATGTGATTAAAGGTTGTGGACTCATACCTGCCGCCACGGCTTGACCTAATCATGTTAAACAGTTCGGCCTCACGCGCAGAGCCAGATTCTATTTTGTAGTCAGGGTTTTCATATGCAGCATACCGGCGTCGCAAGTAACCGCCTGTTTCAATGTTATCTCTAATTACCTGCATTAGCTGAGAACGGCTCATCTTTCCCGGTGCTGCCGTTTCAGGTAGGTTGCGTACTGCGCCAGAGTCAATAAGCTTTTCTGACAGCTTGTCAATCACAGACCGCGCAGATTTAAACGACGCAAACAATTCATCGGGGAGATCTGTTGGACGTTGCCCTGTTTCCAGAACATCCATAAAAGCATTTAGCAGTGTTTGTTTGGTAACATCACTTTGTTCCTGCATGGCGGGACTGGTTAAATATTTGTCTATCTGTTTTTCTACATTGCGAAGGCGAGTCTCAGCAACCTTAACGTCGCCTTCGATAGCAGCGTTGACCAGTGAATTAATTCTTGCGGCGGCTGGGTCCAGATATCCACGATACCGAAGGTTGGCGAACATCCCGCCAAGGATTCTGTCGAAAGCTCTTAGTTCCTGTGTAGGATCTAGTATACGAGCTTCCTGTTTAAGAATTGCATTGGTGGTAGCTTCTATCCCAGCTCGGGCAGCAGGCAAGGCACCAAGGCTTAGTAAGTCTGCAACTGTTGTTTGCCGCGCTCTTTCTGTAAAGCTCCGTGGAAGAGAACTAGCTATGGGTAGCTGATAACCATTTCGTGCTAATACATCAGACACAGTTTCTATGGGCCGGCTTGCACCAACCTTTGCCACTGTTTTAAAAGTAGCGCCAAGCAAAGGAGGCAGGATAGCCTGTCCTAATCCAGCTTCTGCTCCGATTAAACTACGATCCAAAAGACGCATAGCTGAAGACTCAAGAGCTGTTTCCCCAACTACTTTTTCAGGTGAGCGATCAGGGCCTAGCTCAAAAAAGTCATGCAGTCCTTCTGTGTCATCATTGGCTACAATAAAATCAATGCCCGCAGCGGCACCGATTTGCTGCCCTGTTAGTGTCAGTCTTTGCCTTTTTGAAAGATTTCTTTTGCCTTTTCGTAAAAGATTAACTGTAGCGTACCGACCTAGCCTAGTGGTTCCTTCAACGGTCTTCGCTGCCAAGTAACCGGGGCCGGCAAACTGAGTCAAAGCTTCTGATATTTTACCGGTAGTGGTGGTTGGAGTAAAATCAAGGGTTTCGCGCACAGCATCAAAACTATCAATAACCAGATCTGTCATGGGAGTATTTGATGAGGCGGGAATAGCCTCACCGTCTTTTACTTTTTCTCGCATCGCTGCTTGAAAGACAGGGTCACTGACATACTTTAAGTCTGTGTAAATACCGGCAAGTTCAAGAGGGCCTTGTACAATCCTAGTAGCACCACTCATGACACCTTCAAAAGCTTGACCTAAGAAGCCTTCTTCTTCCTCTTCTCTTGAGGGGGCAGAAGGTTTAGGTGATATACTTTCATCCGTAGAAGCAGTGTCCGGCGCGCCTTGCCCGCCGGGAGTTCCCTCGCCGATTCTTTCTTTTATCCGCCGATTTTCAAGGATAGCTTCAATCTGGGAAGTAGCTTGTTCTGCGGAAAGATTATCGGGAAGATCAAAAGACTCCCCTTCGTACTTCCACTTAGCCATTTTTTACTCCGGCACTGCCAGTGTTCTTGATTTAAACTGTATGTATTGAATAGGTGTTGCCGACGCTTTTTTGTTTCTGCTTTTCAATAAATCTAAGTTGTCTTGGCTAAGAACTTCCCCGCTTGGCCCGTAGAAAGTAACGCCGGGAACATTGTTTTCTAAAACATACTGTATCATATTTCCGTCACTTGTCCGTGCGTTTGTTTGTCTAAAGTAAGGCAGTTTTGCCGCTGACGCTTCTGGTTCTGTTGTTGGTATTTTCAACTTACCCATGGCTAGTGTAAGAGTTTTTGCTGCTTTTTTAGCTTCTGCTTCTGGAAGATGACTAAAGCTTGCTCCATAAGCCATACCAAGATCTGATGCAGCGTTAGCTGATTCCATTAAGTCTGTTAGTCGAACGCTGCCCTTAGATTCAACATACGCCCGGAACAAAGCGTCACCTTCTTCAGTAAGCGTGTAGCTGTTAGGGTCTGCGAAATCAACACCCTTTTTCTCATCTGTAGCAGCCACATATCCGGCTGCTGCTAGCTCACGAATAAAGGTAGGTGTTTGCCCCGCCAAGGTTGCCTTAACTGTTTGTGCAAATTTCTCTCTATTGAAGTCTAATTCATCAAGCTTCAAGCCCATTTCATTAGATTTAACAATAAAATCATTTTCAACCTTAAGCATTTCCAAAGCACGGGCTTGTTTTTTATCAAAAGCAGCGAGCTCTTGTGCGTTCAGCTTATCTGCAATTGCGACCCTTGTCTGCAAAGCTTGAATTTTAGCAGCGCGTTGTGCAACGTCAGCGTCTTTCTGATCCTTAAGAAGAGCAAACTTAATGCCGGCAAGTTCTTTATTTGCGTCACGCTCCTGCTGCGTAATCTCTTTCATGTCTTTGCCATAAGACTCAAGCCCAAAAGAAAGACCCTTTGCAATATTAGTCAATGCATCAGAGCTTTCGCCTGATGCAATAGCTAATCCTGCCTTCATTAGATTTAACCAGAAAGCTGTTTGACGATCTTCGTCCGCTACCTTGCTAGGGTCTTTGTCTTTACCAGTAACCTCCATAGCAAGATCAGCAAAGTCTGACATCTTGTAATCAGCGATATTAGGTATATCTGTATCACTTTCTGTAATGAACTCATTAACAAGTTCATTGTAAGACTTGCCTGCCAAAGCAGCGATGGGGCTGTCTAGGCTTGGCGCTTCTGCCTTGTCCAATTCAGCCCTGTAATTATCAATGTTCTTACGCAACTGTGACTGAAAATCTCCAAGACGATCTGGCTTTTTGTTCGCAGCCTCTCTTTCAAGAAGCTCTTTGTTTTTTGCATTTATTGTGTCCATAACAGACGCAGTTGCTTCCTTAGCTAAATTAGCACCTTTCCGCGCTGCTGCATCCGTAGGACTAGGCCCACCAAGAGCATCAAACTGACTGGCAAGCATGGTCTCTGCATCTGCAGCAGACAAAGAACCCATTATATCTCTGTCTAATTCATTAAAGGCAGCACTGTTCATTGCAGGGGCGTCCTGAATTGCACTGGTAGACACAGGTGGCACAACAACCTGATTGGCAGTAGAAACCTGCCTTGCCATAACAGGGTTGTCCCCCATCATAAATGGATCTTGGTTCGTGGACCGCATAGCAGCGTTCATGATCTCAGGACCAGACGCAAGAATACCCATAGGCTGACGGGACATCCCCGGTACACGGAACATTGGACGATTAAGTGGTGGTCTTGCCATTATCTACCCATTCCCAAAAAGTTGCCTGTGCCCTGCATTGCATTACCATACGCACCCAAACCAGCAATGCCAAGACCAAGAAGCTGAGAGGATGTGCTTGGCGGTGGCGTTGTACCAACTGTTGTTGTCTGCTGTAAGGCAGGTACACCACGGAAGATGTCTGACAGGAAGCCAATCTCTTGATATGGATTATAAGCTTGTGCTAGCAGATTCTGTCGATTTACGTCCAGCTCCGCCTGACCTGTAAATCCTGCTGGGGCATAACCCATCTGTTGAGTAAGACCGCCAATACCAAGCAGCGTGTTAATGTCTTGTACGCCCATTTGCTGTGCTTGTGCACCAAGACCAGCCTGCAATTGAGCGGCCTGCTGTGCCTGCTGCACGGCTTGTGTGTACCCCTGCTGACGAAGCTGGCCGGCTGAACGTGCTTGCTGCTCCATTGTAGAGCGGCCTAGTTCTGCACCAGCTACTGCTGCGCGAGATCCGCCATAAGCACCTTGACCCATGGCCTGTGTTCCAAGCTGTTGTTGCTGCATTTGACCAGCGCGGCCAATGTCCTGCATTGTTTGCTGAACAACTTGGTTTTCGTATGGGTTAAAAAACTGAGCCGCACCGCTAGGCGCTGCATATTGCTGCGCTGCCTGCAGGTACGGCTGATATGCGCCAACTCCAGCTTGTGCTTGCTGGACGGCAGCAAGCTGCTGCGGTGAAAGACCGGCAAGCTGTTGAGCCTCGTAAGGCATTCCAGCACCTTTTAGGGCTGACGCCTGTTTAAAAATATCCTGTAGGAATCTTTCTTGAAACGGTGCTAGCCGTTGGGTTACTTCTTGTGTTTGTGTAGCCATTACGCTGTGGCCTCCAATTCCGCCATCATATCATATAAACGGGCGGCTCCAACATCCCTATCTCCGCCACCAGCACCACGAACCGCTTTTGCTGTCAATACAAACTCGCCGTCTGATAAACGGGCAGGAACGGAATCAGATGTCCCGGTGCCGGGACCTGAAACCTCACCTGTTACTGGTACATCATACCCCATTTTATCGTGACGGTACATAGCCCCGTGTGCTTCAGGGTGTCCTTGAATAGCCCCGCCGTGAGCTCTCCGCTCTGGATCAAAGCTTTCACGTCTGGCTTCTTTGTAGGCTCTAAGATCGTCGGGGTCATTTAAATCATAAACAACACCTTTATACGGCACTTCCCACGCCTCGCCCTCACCAAACGGACGTTGAGGTGTAGGGTCATCATCTTCTTTTCCAAGAAGGCCGCCTAGAATAGTTGTTCCAAACAAAACGTCAGTTACGCCTATGTCCCCAAACAAGCCACTTGATCCTTTTGTCCCCGCTGTGTCAGACATAGCAACGTCATACAGATCCGCATCAGATATTGTTCCAAGATTAGCAGGGGTTATTGCGGTTTTAGTAACTTCGCTTACCGGATTATATAAAGACCGCTGTAATGTATTAGACCCAAACGCCCCCGTAGCTTGTGGGTTACGCATCATTTGCGGAGAAACAAAAGATGTCACACCGTAGGCCAGTGCAGCATTGGTCAGCGCATCATTAACTGATTTGCCGCCGGCTAGACTACCGATACCAGATCCGATGGACGCGCCCAAAGGCCCACCAAAGTAGAATCCAGCAGCCGTGCCAATAATCGGCAAAATGTCTTCGCCGCTGCCCAGTCCTAACGCTTTTCCTAAATCACCAAATAAAGCCATTATGCTACCTTTACTGTACCTGCATCATTATACAGTGTCCCCGTCTCAAGTCCAGTGGCGCTTGTAGGCAGATCCGTTATGGTCAACCTAGTAG